TTCTGCTTGGTCAGGCCCTTCGTTTCGGCCTGCTGCTCCGACAGGCGCTGCAGGGCCTGATCGTAGGCCAGCTGCGCCCGCCGCTGCTCCAGCAGGGACGCCTTTGAGCCCTCGGCCTGCACGGCGGCCAGCCGCTGCCGGGCCTCCTCAACCGACAGGACCGCGTCCCGCTCGGACAGCTGCGCGTTGGTAAGGCGGGTCTCCAGGTCGGCGAGCTCCTGCGCCGCATCGCGGCGGGCCTGGTTCAGGTCCTGCTGCGCCTGCCGTGCATCCCGCTGCGCGTCCGCCAGCGATTCCTCGGCACGGCGAACCTGCTCGGCGGACTGCCGCTGGCGGTCCGCGGCCTGCTGCACCGCGTCCGCGAGCTGCTGCTTCGCCCGCCGATTCGCTTCCGACGCGGAGCGGACCGCGTCCGCCACGCCCTGCTCAGCCTGCCGGATCTGCCGGGCGGCGTTGCGGTGCGCCGACGCCAGGGACTGCTGCGCGGACGCCATCTGCAGCGCCTTGGACGCGCCCTGGGATGCCGCCTGACCGCCTCGCATCGTGGCATTCGTCGATGCGTCCTGGGCGGCCTTCTGCGCCTGCATGACCTTGCCCATCTGGACGAAGGCCGGCACAGCCACCAAGGCGATAGAGCCGACGCCGACTGCGGCGGCCGTCGCCGCGGCGGCGATCGCGCCCAGCCCGGCAGCCACCACCGGCAGGGCCGGGATGATCGCTGGGCCGAACATGATGGCGGCGGAGGTGAGCATCCGCAGGTTCGCTGTCGCCGAGTGGGTGTCGACATCGACGTTGGCGGTCTGCCCGTCCAGGCGATTCACCTGGGCCTGGATGGCGGCCAGCGTTGTGGCGGCGCTCGCCGCATCCACGCGGATCGCTACATCGGCGTCCGACGCTGACAGGCGCTGAAGACGCTGTTGCAGGTGGTTGATGGCGGCTACCGCGTCAGCGGAGCTGATGTCGATGCCGATCCGCAGGTCCTGCAGTGTCTGCAACTGGCGGCGGATGTTGTAGATCTCCCGCTGGGCGTCCGTGCTGTTGGCGTTCAGCCGGACCTCGGGCAGGTTCCGGAGGGCTGCTTCAAGAGTGGTCCGCAGGGAGCGGGCGAACGTGGAGCCGGTCGCCTGCCCCTGGCGGGCCGCCGGGGCCTGGGCTGTACGGCCGCCCGTGGTGACGCCGTCGCGGATGGCCTGCGCCACCTGCGTGGAGACGTGCCGGCCAATGATCCGGCCGACCTCCTCGCCCACCTCGTCTGCGGCAGGTACCAGGGCGTCCTGGAGGCGAGCTCGGATCCCTTGGGTGTTGGGGACGACATCGACCTCGACGGATCCGACACTGATGGCGGCCACGGAGCCTCCCTCCGCGGCGCTACTCGGCGCCCCCCTGGATGAGTTTGAGGAGCGTGTTCGCGCTCTTCTCGGTCAGCTTCGGCTTGGCGCGGCGCGGCTTGGCCCCGGGCCGACGGATGGGCTCAGGTGCGTCCGGACGCTTCGACTTCTGCTCGATGTTCACGCACTGCAGCACCCACTCCACCCGGGCAACCCGGTCGGCGACGACGGCCACGAGCTGTTCGAGCTGGGACCACTGCCCCTTTTCCGGCTCGCCCTTGTCGCCTTGGGCTGCGAGCTCCTCGGGCGTCATGGAGTTGCGCAGTGCCGTCCACGTAGCTGACTCGGGAGGCAGCCGCTGAATGAGGACCCGCAGCCGTCGCGCCGACAGCTCGCCGCGGTAATAGGCGGCGAGCTGGTCTTCGCTGCGCTGGTAGTAGAAGGCGAGGTCGCCCTCTACCGCCTCCTCGTGCGCCGCGACGACCGACCGGGTCCAAGCGATTTCCCCAGGCTCTCACCGCCCTGCCGGGCGGCGTCCTCGATGAAGTCGTAGAACTCGGTGTTCGTAGGGTCGATGTCCCAGAACGTGTCGAAGTCGTCCGGGTGGACGACCTGCTCGACGAAGGCGGGCAACTGTCCCTGGTTGAGCATCGCCTGCCAGGAGGCGCGCCACGACCCGGGCGGGATGATGCGTACATCCTCGCCGGCCAGGTCAGCGGTGACGTAGTCGTTCTCGGCCTCGGTCTCGGCCGCCGTCGTCTGCTGCTCGTCGATGTCCTGTTCCTCCGGCTCCGCGGTGCGGGTGGAGGGCCGGGATGCGGCGCGTGCGGCAGTGCGGGGCTTCCTGCTGGTGGTGTTGCGCGTGCTGGCCACGGCGCGGGCCTCCTTCTGTGCAGGGCGCGGGCTGGATTAGGAAGTGGTTAGGAGGTGGACGGGCCGGGCCCGCGCCAGGGTTGGCGGCCCGTCCACCGGCTCAGGACCCGGTGTAGGCCTCGGTCTCCGGGACGCGGTCGAAGTGGTAGACGGTGTTGCCGGCGGTGTCCGGGTAGGCAGTGATCGTCCACTCGAAGCCGGCGATTTCGTCCTGCTTGTGGGTGACGTCCGAGCGCTCGGTGATCTCGCCCTCGGGGACGTAGAAGCCGCGCTGGAAGTTGTCGCCGTCGAGGACGACGAACCAGAACGCCCTGCGGTCCGGCACAGGGCTCGCGGTCTCGGCGAAGGTGGTCAGGCCCGAGGTCGGGGTGAGGTCGGCGCTGTCGATGCGGTACTGCAGCGACTGCACAGTGGTGCGGCCCGTCTCCCACACGGTCAGTCCGAACGTGCGCAGCGAGCTCGTGATGGTGGTGCGGATCGGGGCGGTGTAGCCCCAGGGGGTGAAGGACTGGGTGTCCTCCTCGAAGCCCTGCACCAGACCGTCGTCGCTGATGGCGCCGAGCGGCAGCCACGGCGACGTCGGCTGGATCGCCGGGTCCCCGGGTGAGGTACTGCCGAGGGGGGCGACCCAGCCGCCGCCGTTCGCGCCGACTTCCAGGAGGTCCGCCGCGCGGGTGATCGAAACCATGAAGGGTCTCCAGACATGCGAAGACCCCGCGGCAGGCGGGGTCGGGATACAGGGTCCGGCGCGGGCCCAGCCGGTCAGGAGACCGGGTGACTGTAGATCTCGTAGACCGCCCCGACACGTCGCAGGGCGGTGTTCTCGTAGGGGCGGACGCCAGGAGCGCTGATCGTGCCCACCCGGCTCACCACGGCCGACTCCGTCGACGTGCCGCGCAGCTCGGTCAGAAGCAGGCCGCGGATCGTCGCCGACAGGGTGATCGCCTCGGCGCGCGTTGCGGCGTACACGTCGACGTCGATGAAGGCCCGGTCGAGCCGGATCCCGTCATCGCCGCCCGACGGGATCCGCTGGACCTGCACCGTGGGCAGCTCGTTGAGCAGGTTGTTGTCGGTCTCGTCGCGGACGACGACGTCGGGGTCGAGGTGGGCGCGCAGCCACACGATGACCTCCAGCTCGACGTCGACCGAGCCGACGGCGGCCATCAGTCGCCACCCGCGGCGGCAGCCCGCAGCAGGACGTGATGCGCGGGGACCCGTTCGGTGCCGTACTCCACCCAGCGGGCGTAGTACGTCGGGTTGCGCACGTAGGCCACTGCCCGGTCACGGCGCCGGCCGCCGCGGCGTGTGCTGTCGACCTCCCAGGCCCCCTTGTACTGGCCTGGATGCAGGTCGCCTGAGCCGCCGACCGGGGAGAGCGCGACCGCGGAGGCGCGGATGTCCTCAGCGCGGCGTACCAGATCGGCGCGGATCATCTCCGACTTCAGGAGCTGGCCCACGCCTTTCCGCTTCATCTTGAACCGCGCTGCCATACCCTCAACTCCTCACACTCAAGGGGGGCGTATGGACGTCAAAGGCGTGCTCGGCCGCATCAGCTTCGACGGTGAATGGGTCACCATCACGAAGACTCCGATCGGGCCGAAGCCGGCGCCGGTGCGGATCAGGGCCGCGGACGTGACCGGCAGCCGATTCAAGCCGGGCAACCGGCTGTTCCACGGCTACGTGCAGTTCGTCATGCCCGACAGCCAGCCCGCGGGCGAGAAGGCGACCGGCTCCTGGGGTGGCGGTCGGCCGCCATATGAGGACCCGTACAGCCTGTCCATCCCGCGCAAGAGCAACGCCGCCGCCGAGAAGCTGATCGCCGCGGTCGAGCAGGCCCGCGGCTAGCCGGTCACTCGGTCCGCCGCGAACTGCACCACGCCACGGAGCCCGGTGAAGGGGTTGGGCCCCCAGTCGCCGGGCTCGCCCGTGATCTCGCAGTTGACGCCGCGGATGCGGGCCTTGTCGGTCGTGCGGACCTGGGTTCCAGCGGGGGCGTAGACGGTCCAGCCGACGATGACCGTGTCCCGGCCCTGCTGCTCCGATCCGCCCACCGTCGGGGCCGACTCCCGCGGTACCACAACGCAGCCCGGGACATCGAACGACTCGTCCGGGCCTGGCAGCGGCTGCCCGCGAGGGTCCCGTCCGGGCGAGGGGCCGGTGCGCAGGATCCGCACCGTCTCCCCGAACGGGTACGGGGCGGGCATCTACACCCACCCCCAGCCGGGTTCGTACTCCAGCGGCGGGCCGTAGTCGTCGTCGACCGGGTAGGTCGGTGACGGATCCGCGGTCGCTGGCGTCGGGTCAACGGTGAACGCACCGCCCCTGCCGGCCGCGCTCTTCAGGGCGGCCTTGTCGGCCCTCGTCAGGTACAGGCCTCCTGAGCCGGACGGGCGCTGCACCGACATGGGGCCGATCGTCTCGTAGGACACCTGCTGCGGGTTGACGTAGGCCCGCCCGGCAGCCGACAGCACCACTGCGGTCGCCTGCCCCGGCAGGGGCCTCACGACCGTCTCGCACAGCGCAATGGCCTGCGCGATCAGTAGGTCGGCTCGGTCGCCATCGATCTCGCCAAGCCCCAGGTACAGGCCGAGCTGTTCCGCTGTCGGCGGTACGAACGCCACGTCGACCTCCTAGGCCAGGGCCTCCACGGCGTCACACCAGGCGGCCAGTTCAGCGGTCGGATCCAGCTCCGCGGACCGGGCCTTCGCCCGCTTCGAAGCCAGCCGATACTCGGCCGCCTCGCCGAGCTTGCCGAGCACGGCCACCCATGCCT